GGTTTGCTCCGATTGCATACATGAAGGCACTTCGCAATGGCTTGACCCTTGCCATACTTGTATAGATGGTGATTCAAAAGAGCAAACTGATTGCTAACGGATAGCGGTATGGGTAGTTTGCCCTTCGCACCGCATCAATGTAAAATTGAAATACTAAACTTAAAATATTTGAGCGATGGCTTGTAAATGTCAAAAATGTGGTAAAGAATACAAACTGGATTTACTAATTCCAGATGAAATTTGGAGTAAAATAACACCGTCAAATAACAAAGAATCTGGATTGTTGTGTCCAGTTTGTATTATAACTGAACTTGAAAGGATATATGGATATTCAATGTTTAAATTGAGCGATGGCAACCAACTTCAATCTGAGAACGGCAAATTACCTATACCGCATGTTAGGTTTCAGTTGCCTTCTGATCAACAGATTATTGAGCTTGCAATATTATTTAATGATGGCAACATGGATACAGAGATTCTGACTAAAATGGTATCACTGGCTAATTTTATAATTGACCGACTTTATGAAAATGGTGATGTTTCAAAGCCGAGTAGTAAAGAAGGCAATTAAACCTAACGGTCTTGCGGTATGCGCTGGCTGGGAATAGAAGCAGAAACTTTCAATACATATAAACGATGAATAAAAGCACAGTAGATACAATTACCCACCGGCCCCATCTGGCGTATGACCGCAAGTTAGTAGCTGGCCGTGAATATCGCATTGAATTTGATGAGAACGACAACAATGGCAACCCGTGCGGTAGGGTTCATCAATGCATTATTGGTGATATGTATCTTGAAATAATGGACATGGACGGAACGAGGTTTAATACTGTGAAATATACAGATAAGATAGGATTTGAAGTTGAAAACAAAATATTTCTGGCAGTAGGATTTAGTCCGTGGTCTGGTAATATGATTTGGAACTCACATAAACTGACAGAAGAAACAGCATTGAATTTAGTAAACCACTTAATTAAAAGCGGCAATTGGACTGTAAACGAAGCACCAACGTGGCAATATGAAAAATTTGCGGGAGGGCAAACCTTTGATAAGAGAGACTTACAGGCTTGCTACTAACAATTGATAGGCGGTTCTTACTGTTATTTTTGCAATGGAAAATATAGGACAAAGACATGGATAAGAAAAAACTGTGTTAAAGTATTAGGATTTATATTTAATGATTGATTTTTTTGGTGATATTCCTCACCTTTTTATTAATTATTCGTAACAAAGTGTTATTTTTATCGTATAATTAAGAAAAAAATAAGCGATATGAAAATAGAACCGATAAAATATAGGCTTGAAAATGCGATCCGCAGAAAATGGGGTCAAAGAGGACACTGGAAGCAACAGATTGTGATGGTGCTTTCATATGAATTAGGGAGCCTGTCTAAAGCTTGGGAGGAATTCAGATACGTTTATGGCCAGATTGATTTGATCCGTCATTTAAGAGCTTCAAAAAACAATGTCTTGACGTTTGAAGAAGAAATAAATCTTATTACAAAAGGGATGCATGAAAGCAAAGAGCCTATATGTACACTTGATGTTTAACCTTAAAAATAAGCGATATGAAAACTTTAACAATAACACAAAAAAGAAAATGAAAAAATTACCAACCATAATCACTAAGGGGCAGCTTGTTGAAATCATCTTGAAATCTCAATTTGAATTAGACAATGACCAAGCAATTCGAATTTATAATAAAATAAGGGTAAAGCTTCTTCGGATGCCTGAATTAATTTTTCTCGAAAAGATGTATAATTCATTTAATTTCAATCTCGAAATTGTTAGAAAAAATACGTACATAATTCATTGATCAATGATTGATGTCGATTAATCAATCATTTTTGTAGTTGAAAAAATATCAATTTACCTTAGATTTAAAAAGTTATGAAACCAAAAACTATTAGAATTTCTTTATTAGTCATCGTAATGACAGGGATTTTTTTCTATGTCACTCCTGTTTTGGCTATTTCAGTGACATCTATATCATTTATATTTTTTATAATAATGACACTCACGGCAAAAAAAGTTGATAATGAAAGAAGTGATCAAGATTGAATTTGACAAGGAAGGTGTATATCTACACGTGAAAGAAAGTGACAATTCTAAACCTATGTTAGAAAAAGCAATTAACCAGAAAGTTCCGGACAATTCATTATTGTCAGGCAGGCCAACCGCTTCCGAAATGGCGTGTTGTCTGGCATCTGAAATTTATGGGAAAAAACATGAAAAAACTTTTTCTGTTGAATTTTCATTCATAAAAGGGGATTATTCATTCTGTTGTGATGTCAGGGTTATGGACCATGGTCAGAGAATAGAGTGTTCATGCCCTATGACTTTTTTTGATGGAAATGAAATAGAAAGTGAACCAGGAATCCTTTATGAACTTGAATATGAAACGAAAAAACTATTGTGAAGTAGAAATACCTCCCGGCTATCATGTTGTAGACCTACCGGTATTCAAACAGAAAAACAAAGTAATAATCATTAATCTCAAAGAAAATGAGCGAAGAGAAGAAACTACCGACAATTAAGGAAATAGAAAGCGGCGATATTGCCATAAGAGGTAAACAGAATGATCTTAATATTTTGCTTAATCAACAACCGCCAGCAAGTTGGGTAAAAAATCACCCTATGGCAAGCGGGGTAAAATATTTGCCTATTGAAAAGATTGAGTTTTTATTGACGAAAATATTTATTAATTGGTTTGTTGAAGTAAAAGAAATTCAAATGTTTGCAAACAGTATCGTTGTTACCGTTAAGTTGAATTATGAAAACCCTGTTACCGGGAAAATGCAATATCAAGACGGAATAGGATCAGCCCCAGTACACACAGCTAAAGGGGCAGGCGCAACTGAATTTGATAAGATACTTTCCGATTCTGTGATGAAGGCGGCCCCGGCTGCTGAAAGTTACGCTATAAAAGATGCTGCCGAGAAAATTGGCCGGATATTCGGCAAAGACCTTAATAGAAAAGACTTAATCAACTATAACACCCTTTCAGACGATGAACGATTCGGAAAAATTATGTCCTGATTGCGTCGAACAATTGAAGCCAGATAAGAAAAAATTAGGCTCAAAATCAAACTGGTTTGTATGTCCGACTTGTGGTTACCGCACACGTGACCTTCATTATCTTGATTTGCAATTTGATGCTGAAAAAATGCGTAAAATGAAGGACAGAATTAATAACAATGAAACCAACTTTTATTTGGATAAGTCATAACAAAATGTTAATTTAACATAAATTTAATACAGAAACAAATGAAAATCAAAACAATTACAGTAAGTAATTTGAAATCAGTATCAAGTATGAGTGCTGATTTTAACGGCTGCACCGCAATCGATTCAAAAGTTAAATCAATTCAACAGCAACGAATTGATATGATAAAGTCCGCTAACTTGCCGGAAGGCATTTCCTTTACAAATGAAGGTATTGAAATTGACGGGATGCCGGTAACTAAAGAACAGCTTTCAAGTTCTAAGATTTATATTACCGCCCTGAAACTTGCCCCGAAAACAATAGGTGGCGTGCGTTCAATTTATTTCGATGCTTCGCACCTTGATAAAAACAGCCTTGCCGAAATTGAAAACTGGGCAAATGCAAACAACCTTCAATTATTGATTGAAAGACCTGATTTTCAAGGAGGAGAAATAACCTACAAAATTTTACAGTCATGATGCAAATCAAAAAAGACATACCTTTAAAGGTTTATCATGAAGAAAATGAACATTACAGCGCAACGGGGCTTAAACATGCCCTGCGCTCTTTAAAGGAAATGCGCTATTACCTTGACGGCGAGCTGAAAGAAAAACGTGGCAAGTTCCTGGATTTTGGAAATGCCTTTGAAACTAAACTGCTTGAACCGGATGAGTTCAAAAACAATGTTGCTGTTTTTCCGGCCGAAAAAATAAAATTTGATATACGGGAAATTCGACCGGAGTTAAAAGTTGTTGGCAACTCAAAAGAATTCAAGTCAGCAAAGGAAAGTTTTTATGCTGAAAATGCAGAAAAATATATCATTGAAGATTACAGCACCGAAGGATTGTCAACGCTTGAAGATATGGAAAAATCATGCCGTGAAAATCCCATTATTTCAAAACTTCTATCGCAAGTTGAGAAGCAAGTATCTATTTTCTGGACAGACGAAAAGACAGGGGTCAAATTAAAGACAAGGCCAGACGTTTCCAGGTCTGAAAAAAACGTTATCGTTGATGTTAAGACTACCCGCGATGCTTCTCCCCGGATGTTTTCGAAACAAATTAATGACCTGAATTACTGGTTGCAGGCTTGTTTACAGATTGAAGGCTGTTTGAAATCCGGTTATATGGAAAAAATTGACGGTTATTTCTGGTTGGCAGTCGAAAAAGAAGCGCCTTTCAATGCCGTTATATATGAGTTTGATAAAGATGATATTGAAAGGAAAATGATAAAGGTCTTGATGTTGCTTGATAGAATTGCCGAAAGTGAAAAATCAGGTGTTTGGCCGGGGTATGAATCTGAAGCAAAAAATAATTTTGGGATACTTAAAGCGAAGATATGGTAAACGAAAAGATCGCAAAATTAAAACTTGAAATTTGCGAGAACTCAGTGAACAAGCCTAAAACAATGTCGAAGCTCAACCGGCTGCTTGTAATTCAGAAAAGAGAATTGATTAAATTAATTGAAAAAAATATCTGGGAGTTATGAGAAACATGTCCTTTATGCTCACCAAGGGGTTAAAAAAGGCCAAAAAATGACAAAAATTTGTGAAATAGAAATAATTTCAACTAAGAAAGAAAGGATTTCATCTATAACAGAAAGTGAATGTGTTTTAGAAGGTTTTCCCGGGATGCGGCCTGATGAATTTATTGATATGTTTTGCAAATCGCATAAAGGCGTTACGCCTAGTAGTTTTATTAATCGAATTTAAATACTTATAAAATGAAACAAAAAGTAGTAATCAAAAAAACGGGCACTAACATTATTGACTTTTTCAAGTCGTCAAAGTTTGGGGCTGCATTGCTTATTTGTAGCACTATATTGGAAAGTCTTTACGCTTTTAAATTATTCATGCTCACCGGACAATTTGCATTTAATGAAATGGCTTTAATTGTAGCTATCATATACGCTGTTATTGTTGCTGGTACAATTGTCTTTTTTGCGCTCAGAAACAACCGTATGATCGTTTGGGCTGCCGTGATATTTGAATTAACAATGAATATCCTTCTTGATGTTCAGGCGGTGGCTTTAATGAAGCCGGAAAACTGGTTTTGGATATTTGTTTCTCAAATGGCAATCGGGGCTATATTGCCGCTCGCAACTAAAGCCTTTGCGGATGAGGTAGGGAAGCGGGAGTTAACGAGGAAACCCCGAATGAAATGAAGATAATCTTAATTTCAATAATTGTAATATACATCATATATCGTTTATATAAAGTAATCCATGATGCCCCTACATACGACGATCCGAACATGGAAATGTGATGTTGTATTTGTTCTCTTGATTTTTATTTTTTAAATTTAAGTACCCGTTTCGACGGGTATTTTTCTCTTTTAACGTTTCAAAAATCATGAAAAAATATCTATTGATCAAAGATTATGCTGATAAAAAAAGGGTGTCTGAACGTACCGTATATAATATGATCGCCCGCAAAGAAGTTAAAACAAAAAAAATCGGATCATTAACTTTAGTCGAGTATGAAAAAAACTGAGAACTGTCTAATAAGTTTTGCAAAAAACACTACTGATCCAAAGTTGTCAACCATCAAGGTTGACGATTATTTCAAGGGAATTATTGACGGGAAATGGCAGGATGAAGTTTTGAAATGCAGATCATTTAAAAATAAAGATGAACAGGATAGATTTAAAAAAGGGAATGTTCATGCTGTCATGGCTTCTGGTTTATTCTCAAGCAGAAGCGACAAGGATTTGATAGAGCACTCAGGATTACTTGTTATTGACATTGATAGCAAAGATCAAGATAGGCCATCAAATGAAATTCGCGAAGATTTAAAAGAAATTCCTGAAATTTTCGCTATTCATTACAGCCTAAGAGGCGAAGGTTTGGCTGTTTATTTCCGTATCAGAAAAGATAAACACCAGGAAGGCTATGAGGCAATTACAAAGATTCTTGCAAACGATTACAATGTGGTTTGTGATTTATCTTGCCGAAACATAGGCCGTCTTCGCTTTGTCAGTTATGATCCAGATTGCTATCTCAATTACGGCGCAACATGCTGGAACTTGTTTGAGAAAAAAGAAAACCGCGTCAATGAACATACCTATGACCATTTAGTTTTTTCTGAAAATGACATTGACTATGTCATGAAGCAGATCAAAGAGCGCGGGATCAATATCGCAACTGATTATTATTCATGGCTTCGGGTAGGGTTCGGGCTTGCATCGCAACTTGGAAACGGGGGTCGTGATTACTTTAAATTGATCTCATCGTTTTATTCCGGGAAGCAAAAAATTGATCCTGACAAGCAGTTTGATCGTTGTTTGAAAGCCGGAAAGTCAGGTATAACTATCAAATCTTTTTTCTATTACGCAAAGCTGGCTGGGTGCAGCCTTACGAGCAAGCGCACGGAAACGATAAAGACAATAGGTAAGATCAGGCGCAAGCAGGAGCAATACGGCGGATCCGGAGCGATAAAAAACGGCAGACAGGATGCAATAAAATACTTAGATGAGTTTGAAGGCATAACTGGCGCTGATGTTGATAAAATACTGGACCAGGTTTGGCAGCTTCCTGCTTCGGAACTGAAGGAAGAAAAAAACAGCTTGTTGAATGATATTGAGGTTTACTTAAAATCAACTTATAAATTCAGGTTGAACGAAATAACAAATATTGTTGAGGTTGACGGGGAGCCTATCAATGATTATCTTTTTAACTCGATTTATCTTCAAACCACCCGAATCCTTTCCGATAAGGTGACAAAAGATAAAGTTTATGATTTGATTCATAGCGATTTTACGACGAGATATAATCCTTTACACGAATGGTTTGATAAAAATAAGGATTACAAAAGCAAAGGTAATATCAAGAAACTGGCAGACTGTATTGATTCGAAACTTAAAGAAAAAGACCCAGGATTCATTGAGTATTTCCTTGAAAAATGGCTGCTTTCAATCATTGGTTCAGCTTATGGAACTTATTCTATATTGTGCCTTGTGTTGACTGGCAGGGATCATGGTATCGGGAAAACTAATTTTTTCAGGTTATTACTTCCGGATGAACTGCAATGGCTTTACGGAAAGTCAAAGCTGGACATGAAAGAAGCAGATGTAGCCCAGCTCATGAGTTCAAAGTTAATCATACTGGATGACGAGTTTGGCGGCAAATCAAAGCAGGATGAAAAGAAATTCAAAGACCTTATATCAACGGACAAGTTCAGCGTAAGGATGCCTTACGGGCGGTATTTTCGTGATATGTCGCGACTCGCTGTGCTTTGTGGCACTTCAAATGAGGAAGAAATAATCAATGACATTACAGGTAACAGACGAATAATCCCTATCCAGGTAAATTCTGTTGACGAAAAAAAATTTAACGAAATCGATAAAACGTCTTTATTTATTGAACTTTACTGGAAATGGCGAAAAGATCAGAACGGTTGGTTCCTGAACAAAGATGATATTAATAGACTTAACGATGTTACTTCTGAATCAAAATTCAGAATGCCTGAAATGGAATTGCCGCTTGTTTATTTTGATATTACTGATAGGTTTGAACTAATATCAAAATTTATGTCTACGTCAGAAATAAGGTCGTATATTGAAATTAGATCAGGCATCCGATTAAGCCAACAAAAACTTTCTATTGCCCTTAAGGATATAGGCTTTGTTTATGATCAGAAAAAAATTGACGGTATCAATAAACGAGGTTTTTATGTTGTCCTGAAAAATGATTATACCCCCCAAAATAATAACAGTGAAGATAAAAATCATGGAGAATTGCCATTTTAGTCCCAACGTCCCAACCCTGTCCCATGTTATTCTATTATTGTCGGGACTTTGTAACTTATTGATAATCAATAGTCACAGCTATTTAGTCCCTGTTGTCCCAACCTTTTATATTAAAAGATTATATTTATATATATATAGTATACCATATATAGGGGGAGGTATAGGGGGCTTATATCTCTGGGAAAGGTGTAGAACCCATTGGTACTGTTGTGACCTTGGGACTTTCACTGATTATCAACGAGTTACTAATCCCAACGTCCCAACCTTAAGTTAAAATTATGGATTCAAAAGCAAAATGGAGAAAAAAATATCCGTTAAAAGCCGCGTATCAGACGCTTAAGTATAACGCAAAGCGCAGGGGAAAAGAATTTGATCTTACCTTTGAACAGTTCAAAGAATTTGCGATAAAAACGAAATACGAGAAAAAACGTGGCGTTTACGCGGACAGTTATCACATTGACCGTATTGACGAAACGAAAGGCTATACAATTGATAATATTCAGGTACTCACAAATGTTCAGAATTTAAGAAAGTATATCGACTTTAAAGAAAGAAACCCGGACGGATCGGTTGTACTGTATACAGTGACAACAGGTAACCGGACAGAAAAATATGAAGATGTACCATTTTAAGAAATAAGGACAATGCTTAAACTAAGGGCATACCAAAAAAACATAATCAATGAAATAAGGAGCCGGTTAAGGCAGGGACATAAACGAATCGTTGCCTGCGCGCCAACTGGGTCAGGAAAAACTGTTATATTCAGCTATATAGTGAAATCTTCATCCGAAAACGGATACAAATGCCTGATCATTTCAAACCGTACAGAACTGCTTGAACAGACGGGAGGTACGTTTGAGAAAATCGGCATAATGTATGAAAACTTGACGGCTGGCACAAGGAGTGTACCGGGATCAATGATAACAGTTGCAATGGTCGAGACATTAAAACGTCGTTTGAAATCACGGCTTGACTTTCAAATGTGGGTAAAAACCATCAACCTAATAATAATTGATGAAGCTCACCTTAATTGTTTCAATGATATTTTCAATTATGCAAATGAAGGGACGATCATCTTGGGTTTTACAGCGACACCTATTCGTTTCGGGAAAATGCCTGAACTAGCAGATTCTTTCACAAACCTGGTTGTCGGTACTGATATCCAAAACCTAATAGTTGACAACTTCCTTTCTCCAGCTAAATACTACGGTGTGCCAATTGACATTTCAACGGCGCGAATAAAGGCAGGGGAATTTGATGAAGGCGATTTGCAAAAGATATATACTTCATCGGAAGTGTTTGGAGGGCTTAAAGACAACCTGCAAAGACACGGACATGAAAGAAAAACTATAATTTTTTGCCCGACAGTCGAAACATCTAAACAGGTAGCTTATGAATTAGGATGCTTACATATTGACAGTGAAATGTCAATCAATGACCGTCACCGTACATTAGATGCTTTTCATAACGACCCGTCCGGTATAATTTCCAATGTTGGCATATTGACAACAGGTTATGACCACCCTCCTGTAAGCAGGATAGTTTTGTACCGGGCCACGAAGTCGTTGCCACTTTATCTACAGATATGCGGACGTGGAAGCCGTATATATCCGGGTAAAGAAGATTTCATGATCCTTGATTTTGGCAACAATATAATCCGTCATGATTTCTGGCATTCAAAACGTAAATGGTCCCTTGAAAACGACAAGCGAAAAAAACGCAAGTCAGATAAAGAAGGGGTTTTCCCGATTAAAGATTGTCCGTCATGCGGGGCGTTGATAGCTGTCAATACAATGATATGTCCTGAATGCGGGCATATCTGGACAAAAACCGAACAGGAAAAAAGAATGGTAGAGCTGCAGGAAATGGAGTTTGGAAAGATAACTAAAATGATCGCTTCTGGCATGTCAGTTGCAGAGATGGAAGAGATAAGGATTGCCCGTGGTTATAAAATCGGCTTTCTCTTACACCGGTTCGAATCATTCGAGCAGTTTAAGGAATACGGTGACCTTAAAGGTTACAATAAAAAATGGGCATATTTTCAGGCAAGAAAATTTAAAATAATTTAAGATATTATGACACACGAAAAATGTAATCGATATGTTGCAAAAGCAATACACGGTGAAGAAATTCTTTTTAAAGATATCCCAGACAAAGACTTTCAGACTTTCTGGGATGCAGTGGAGCGAAATAAAAAAGTAACTTTCAATGAATTTTCTACGGGGATTATTAGGAAATGATTTAACAAATTGTTAAGTTTGTAAAAACTTTTTCACTATGCTAGTTAAACGAAAAAACAAATACATTCAGCTTGCCTATCGTGGGGTAAATGGGAACAGATATCCAGAAAGGGAAATAGTGCCAAAAGAACAGTATCCAGGTTCAGGGATAATCAAATATAGATATAAAGGAAAATGGCTTACAGAAAAACAAATGGAGGAGTTATGCAATCAGAATTAAGGTTACAACAAGAATGTTATCTTTGGTTCCATAACAATTACCCTTCATTGCGTGGACTTTTTTTCAAGATCAAAAATGAGGGTCACAACAGGATTACCGGGGCAATTGACAAAGCCACAGGATTAGTGCCTGGGGTTGCTGATATGTGTTTTTTAAGACCCGCTAATGAGGGGGGCGGCGTTTTTTTTATTGAATTTAAAACAGAGATAGGAAGACAGTCATCTAATCAAAAAAAATGGGAATCTAAAGTCAAAGAAGCTGGTTATTATTATATAATAATTAGGCATGAGCAAGATTTTAGAATGTTATTTTACAGACTTTTGGAATAATGAAACAGCACACCCGTATAACAATAAACGAAGCTAAAGCAACAGATCAAGGTATCCTGATAACCTCATGCTCGGTCATTGACGGTGAATCAGGCGAAGAATTGCGAATCGCTAAACTCACGCCTGAACTGGCCAAACTGCTTACTAAAATTGAAATCGACACGGATATTTATTTTTTATTGCAGAAACAAAACATAAAACAACTTATTAACACTTTTAATTTAGTATCATGAAAAAATTTAAACTAACAACAGAAACAAAAATTAATCATTTTGAGGTTACCCTTTTTCGTATCGAAGCAATCACCGATTTTAAATCAATAAAAAAAGGGGGAAAAGGCGGTTGGGTTGAAAAAGAAGATAATATTTCCGGCGATGCATGGGTTTCCGGCGACGCGGAGGTTTTCGGCGACGCGGAGGTTTCCGGCGGCGCGATGGTTTCCGGTGGCGCGATGGTTTCCGGCGACGCGAGGGTTTTCGGCGACGCGGAGGTTTCCGGCGACGCGTGGGTTTCCGGCGGCGCGGAGGTTTCCGGCGGCGCGAGGGTTTTCGGCGGCGCGAGGGTTTTCGGCGGCGCGGAGGTTTCCGGCGATGCATGGGTTTCCGGCGGCGCGAGGGTTTTCGGCGGCGCGAGGGTTTCCGGCGACGCGAGGGTTTCCGGTGGCGCGAGGGTTTCCGGCGGCGCGAGGGTTTTCGGCGACGCGAGGGTTTCCGGCGATGCATGGGTTTCCGGCGACGCGTGGGTTTCCGGCGACGCGAGGGTTTCCGGCGATGAATTTAATTATTCACCTCTACAGATTCAAGGAAAAAAACATTTTGTTACTGAATGTAGAAAAGGATTTTTAAAAATAGGGTGTATTGAATTATCTGTCGATGAATGGAAAAAACATTTTAAAAAGATAGGAAGAGAAAATAATTATTCCGAAAATGAAATAAAGGAATATGAGCTATATATTAATTTAGCAATTGAACTTCAAAAATTAAGATCATGATAATACTGAAAATTAATCTACGTCAACTGCAGCATGCTTTAATGACAACGCCGAAAGGCGCAAAGGCAATCGTTTTGCCAATAAAAGAAAATAATCTTTTCGAAGGGGAGAAAGGGGTTTACCTCGACATCATAGGTTTTGAACTGAAAAACCCCGAACAGGGGAAAGACACGCATCTTTTGAAGCAATCATTTTCAAAAGAAGTGCGTGAGGCAATGACAGAAGAACAGCAGAAAGCTATCCCAATAATTGGGAATGCCAGGATATCAACAGGTGGCTATTCCGAGCCGGCCCCCAACGATATGAACAACGGGAAAGTTTCTGAAAGTATTGATGAACTGCCATTTTAAAAAATTAAGTGTCCGGGTGAACTAACCGTTAAGCTGAAACGGTTTGAAGCTGTCATGAAGTTGTGCCGGGCAGCCTTTTATTTGAGGTCTCTTCATCACACAATGACAGAACCGCCGCCGGCAACTGCGAGAGTGTTGCTTTTTTGATCAAAATGTTATAATTTTGAATCATGGCATCAGGTAGATTAAAAGAAGATTTATCGTCACTTCCTGAAAACTGGAAGGATATTATCATTGACCTTTATAAAGAAGGAGGTTCAGACGTTGAAGTTAAAGCTTTAATTTATCAATGGCGTGGTAGTTTTTCTAATGACTTATGGGACAGGTGGATAGAAGAGGAAATTACTTTTTCGGAAACCATAAAAGATGGTCGGCAGCTTGCAGCCGCTTGGTGGATGCGGAACGGTAGGGAAAACCTACGGGACAAATACTTCAATTACACCGGTTGGTACATGCAAATGAAAAACCGTTACGGTTGGCGTGACAAAAGCGACATTACCTCAGACGACAAACCGATAAACACCATCAATGTCAAATTCAGTTGATTTTGATTTCCTGAAAGTTTATGAGCCTGTCTTTAAATCGGATGCAAGGTATATCGATATTTGGGGTGGCCGTGGCCGTGGTGGTTCTCATTTCGTCACCGATTATTTTCTTTTTAAAATACTTTCTTCACGATATTTTAGGGGCTTTTTTATGAGGTCTGTTTTTCATGATATACGTTTGTCATTATATCAGGACTTCAAAGACAGGGTCGAAGAAAAGAACCTTGAAAGCCTGTTTCATTTCAATGATGTTGAGATGAAGATAAGCTGTAAGATTAACCAGAATACCATTAATTCAAAGGGCTTCAAGAAATCATCTGGCAACCAAACGGCAAAATTGAAATCTCTGGCCGGGGCTACTGATATAGTTATCGAAGAGTGTGAGGAAGTCAACGAAGATGAGTTCAACACGTTAGATGTTTCAATTCGGACAACAAAGAATTCATTGCATGTATTCCGGGTATGGAACCCCCCGGATCAAAATCACTGGCTTATTAAAAATTATTACAACCTCATACCAGTCCCAGATACTGAAGGTTATTTTACTGCTGTTCCAAAAGGTATTGAAAACCATTTATCTATATTTTCAACCTATAAGCAAAATGAAAATAACCTGGACGATACTTTCAAAAAGATTTTAGAGGGGTACAAAAAAACTAATCCTGATTTCTATTATTCGAATGTAAAGGGTTATGTTAGCTCAGGTAAGAAAGGAAGGATATTCAAAGAATGGCAGCTTTATGATGAACTGCCCCAAAAAAGATTTTATAGGATTTACGGACAGGATTACGGATATTCGCCTGATCCGACCGTTTTGATAGAGGTAAACATCAACATCGAACAGAAAGAAATTTACGCCCGTGAAATTTTCAGACAGACAGAAATGACTATCGAGGAAATTTACACAGCGAACAAAAAGGCAAATAAAGAAAATCACGAGATTGTTTGTGATAATGTTGAAAAAAGGGAGTTTTATGCATTAATGAACTACGGACTCAACATGATGAAGGGAAAAGAGGGCAATACTTCCAGAGGCGCTGGGCGTGACCTGGTCAAAAATTTTAAGCTATATTTGCATAAAGATTCAAACGGACTGATCAAAGAGTTTGAAAATCATACATGGGCACTGGATGCACAAAAGATGCCGACGGGAAAACCGATTGATGGCTGGGACCATGGAATTGACGCTATTGTCTATGCGGTTAGGTATTATGTTAGAAATTATGGTTTAAATTAAAAAAAAATAAAGCCACTGCGGCGGCAACCGAAAACTGAAAAAATAATGGAAGATAAAAAATTATCAGAATTAGTTGCTGAACTTGAAAACAACACAAGTAAAGCTGAACAAGAATTATCAGAATCAAAAGCAACATTAATAGTTAATTTTGGAAAGGATCAAAAAAGAAACCCTGTGTTATTGGACGGCACTGAGAAATCATTACTTTCAATGTTTATTCCTATATTGGAATTTTATGTAAAAAAAAATAATGATACCCCTGCAAATAAATAAAAAGAAAGTCAAGATCAAATCTATTGATGAACTCACAACTAAAGAGTTCATAGAACTTTCGCATATCGAAAATTGCGATATAATTAAGTACATCGCATGGCAGACAGGAGTGACTCTCAATGACGCTTTTTTTGTAAAGTCGCCGAAATCACTTGAAAATCAGATAGGCATTGCACCTGACATTACCAAACTGCCTACATTGATAGTTGATTACATTGATTACTCAAAACAGATAGAAACGGTTGGCCAGCGTCACCAGGTCGAAGAAATCAAGTTGCAAGGTTACGAACTGCTCGTACATTGCCTTGCTGTATCACAGGCACAAAGTAATAATATCGATGATATAAATCACCTTAAAGATATTTACCTAGAAAAACCGTTCAAAGAAATTCTCCCTGCCGGTTTTTTTTTCTTCGGGATTTACAAAAATGGCAGAAGCAAAGGGCTGATCTTTTTAACCTGGTTAATGGGATTGATAAGGACGTGGCAATTAAAGAGCAAGCTGGCTCTAAGCGATTAAATCAGTATTCAAACTATTTTGAAATACAAACACTGTGCAACCTGTTAAACTGCGATTACGAGACTGTGTTAAAATCAGATGATACTTTCTGCACAAAAATATTGCTTTCTAATTTAGAAAAATCTAAATTTGAATCCATGTATTTTGAATTGAAACAAAAACATGGCAATAGAAAGTGATATTCAAACAATTGTAACTGACTTATATCCAGACGCTTCTTATCTGTTAGCTTCTAAATTCAGGGCTAATATTGATTTATTCGAAATTAACCCCTCAGAACTTCCTTTGATTATCCTTGATAACGAGCTCACAAAAAATAATTCTATTGCTGAAAACGGAAGCGTTAATAAAGACACAAGGATTATCATATATTGCCTTGACCAGGATTCAGTAGAAAATACGGATGTACAGACAAACGCTATACAACAAGCAATGGAGTTAATTGCTGATCGTATCGCTTTGAGGATATTCAGATTTGCGAATGTATTTCCAAATGGGGTACAAAAATACAAAACAACAAAACTCTTTTATATGTTCAATACTGATCTGTCAGGTATTGCGCTTGAAATAAATGTAATTGAAAACAACCTTATAAAATGCGAATAAAATGGCATTAACTCATAACGGGACAAGAGTAGATGTACCTGCGGCTGAACTTCCGGCAGGATATACCAAGCCTTCTGTAACGACTTTTTCAGATCACGAAATGAAATATTTATCGAGATCGATTGAAATTGCAAAGGGGGACGTTGAAAATGCTACAGCAACAACAACAATGACGGCTATTATCGCGGCATTGAACACGGCAATTGAGACACTCCTTGGGGCAGACTTTGACGAAACGGCAAACGATGTTGATTCTTACGCTGTGCTAAAATCATTATCTACAAACATGACTAAAACCGGTGTTTTATTTACGAACGGAGCTGTTAATTATGTTTGTGTCGTTGACATTTATGTAAAATCCGAAACTGCGTAATGGCAAAACAGACTATCAACATAGGGACTTCAGCGAATGACGGGTCAGGTGATCCGTTACGGACGGCATTTGATAAATCTAATGATAATTTCGATGAGTTGTATGCAAGTAAATCATCTCTTGAGGCGACACAAGATGAGTTTGATAATTCATATCGCTGTGCTATCAATGTAGCTGTTACGACAGGGAGTAATGATATCGATTTTTCTTCGAGTTTTGGGGATGCAAATTATCGATTACAAATTGATGATCCTCTTGGAATAATTTCCTCCCTTGACAGTAATGATGTAGACGGTTTTACTGTAACCGCTTCTGGAAATGGGACAATATCTTATTTAGCGACTTATGCCAAATGACGGAAAAATTATAGTATCTGGGACGAGTATAACTTATGCCGGTGATGATCTCAACAATAAGGGGTTCTTTGCAACGGCAAATGGGACCGGTACCCCCGATGATGATTTATTGCTTGCCCATCCCGCGGGCGTAGCTGGTTGGTACGCTGTTGTCGGATCAACAGACACTATATGGATTTGGGATGATGACGATACTCAGTGGGAAGATAGCGGAACCGCTTTTGTTGCCGGGGGCATGTTAGTCTCTGTTTATGATCCTGGGTCTGTAGCGGATGATTGTTTCGACATGGACAACATGGTTGAGGGATCAACTAACAAGATTCTCACTCAGGCTGAGAGGGATAAGTTAAACGGGATAGATGCCGGAGCTGAAGAGAATGTGAATGCAGACTGGAATAGTTCAAGTGGGGATTCTGAAATATTAAATAAACCTACAATCCCCACAACGACAGCAGATTTGCCTGATAGCCTTAATAAGCGATATGTTACAGATGCTCAATTGTCAATATTAGCCAGCTCAACAGCAAGTTTTACAACGGCCGATGAAACAACAATTGACAATCTTGAAACTACTTATGAGCCTATAACGCAGCGGCCGGCAACGCAGCCTGTAATTTCTTCCGGGACTCCGAACACACTCACTCTTAATTGTAATTCAAAAAAAGCCGCCAGGTTTGAACCTCGCTTATCTTCAGGAACGAGATCGATCAATGTAGATTTTGATTTGATATTGTCAAATGTCACTAATCTGGAAGATTGTCATATTATATTAAGTTTAACTGGAAATGTTAATATAACATTTGATTCATCGACGATAAGCAACGATGAGGTTTTAGGTTCTGAATTTTCTTGGGATGATTCAACAGATATATTAACTGTAACCGCAGACACAGACGATATTTACGAATTAATTTTATATAAAGATCAAACCAGTGGCGTTTACATACTGAAGGCCGCCGGGGCTTATGTTTAATCTAAAAAAACAAAACTATGACACTAAAGGAACAATGGGATTTATTCGTTAACAACAATGAGTTTTTGAGACAGAGGATAACTGTTAAGGCTGTGCAATATGCCGGTTATCTTGCAGGGCTTACTATTTCAACAGGTTTTTTTAACGGGCATTCACAAACCGTATACAATAAAATGCAAAAATTTTGTAAAAGGGTACTGCTAGCGAAGGCTAATGATGACGAAAAGTTGTTTGCCTCAATTACCTTTTATTGGATAACGGCCGCGCAGGGCGAACTTGACCCACAAGATTATCCGGGAACTATTACCGATACGCGGATAACGTATTTTATTGAATCCGATGTGTTTTTAAAATTGTCTGGGATAACCGGGGATGAATATGCCGAATGAGTTTAATTATTGCACATAGGGGGTTAATTAGGAGGACAGTCACCGAGGCAAATGACTATTTCATTACAGAATGGGATTTGCCTTCAGGAAGTTTCACATTCCCGGCCGGTGATACTGGTACATATAACGCTGAAATTGATTTTGGTGATGGTGGTGGATGGAAAACTGTAACGGCCTATGACGATGCTAACCTAACAAACAATTATTCCAGTTCAGGAACTTATCAAATTAAAGTCAGGGGGATATTCCCCTGGTTTTATATCAATAATAATTTATCTATTGATACATTAATAACTAAAGTGATCCAGTGGGGGGATGTAGGGTTTGAAACTATGCAAAATTCATTTTCCGGGGCTTCAAATCTCACCACAATCCCATCAGGTGGAAATTTTAGTAATGTTAATGATTTGAGGGCATGTTTTTATTTATGTAGTTCGCTGACGTCTATCCCTGATCTTGATTTTTCAAGTTTAGATGGCCCAATCGACGCTATGTGTCTTGGCTGTAGTAGCCTAACAATTGCCAGCGCTACATTTGGTAAAATTACGAATTCCCCAAATGCATTTAGAGGATGCACGAATCTTACAGAAGTCACGAACATCGGTAGTGCTGATATTACATCATTAACGAGCGCATCCAATATGTTATTAGGCACAACCCTTAACACAAACAATTACGATTCATTATTGATAGGCTGGGAGGGACAAGCTGAGCCTTCCGGGATAACTTTCCATGGAGGGAATTCTAAATATAGCGCTGGGGCTGCCGCTACAGCAAGGGGTGTCCTTGTTAATACCAGCTTATGGAATATTACAGACGGAGGTCAAGTTTGAAAAAAAAGTAAAACATTAACTAACGTAAACACTGTATTAATTGTATATTTGAAAAAATAATGAAAGTAATGACAGACAAAGATTTCCATGCTCTCAAAAAATCAGTGGAACGAATAGAAACGGGCATCTTTGGTGATGAGCAGGCGGGAATCGAAGGAATTGTAAAGAGGGTGAATAGGCATGAGAAATTACTCGTTAACATTCAACGGATAGGATGGGGGATACTTGGGGCTAGTACATTGATTAGTATTATTTTAGGTCTTTTAAAAATTATAAAATGAAAACCGACAACGGAGTATCAACTCTTGGATCATTGAGAGTTAATGATTTGGAATTTGTACCCCTTGAAGATACACACAGAGATAAGAAAGTTTACGGAAAGACCCGGATACCTGCTGGGGAATATGAGATTACTCTAAGGACTTTCGGAGGGCATCATGAAAGATATTTAAAAAAATTTCCTTTTCATAGGGGGATGTTATGGTTGCATAATGTTCCTAAATTTAAGGATATCCTTATTCACATTGGCAATTATGCTAAAGATACAGACGGTTGTATTTTAGTTGGGCTCGAAGCTAAAGGATTTGACATGATTGTTAGTAGTACGTTAGCCTATGAAGTTTTCTACAGGGAGGTATTGAAAGCTTTTGATAAAAATGAAAAAGTGACGATAAAAATTACAGACAATTGTATCAATCCGGAATAAAAAATATTACCCTGATAGAAGATAAGGGCGTATCATTTAATTATTACGATCCTTTAGATTATTCAAAGATCAGTAATCTTGAATATACCGGGGAGGCTATTCTTATCGAAGAACGTCAACGCCCGATGTTTGATATCAGGATAAGGGCTAATAATCACGGCAAAGTTAATCAGGAATATTCGGTAGAGTTTTTTCTATTTGCTTATTCGACTGAAAATTATGATACCATAATCCAATTACAACAATCCATATACGGCTGGTTAATGTTAGTTGAGTTTTATGACGGGACTTTTAAATTTTATCGAAACCCGGTTTACTGGACTGAAGTTGATTTCAAACCTCATGATGAAATGACATTCCCGGTTAAGATGAAATCAAAAGTTCCGACTGAATTGATGCACCTGGAATTTACACCTGGTATTTCTGTAGTTCCTGTTTATAGGGCAGACACTACTTTATTGACGGCGGACAGTACAATTTATACAGCAGATTATAGCTTATGAGCCTGACATTAAATACCAACCTTGTAGGAACCGGAACACGAAAAATGTTTGCCGGATTCCAGCCGTGCAAGTTTATTTTCAAACGTGAAGATTTGGAAATTACTTCCGTTGATTCAGGTACAGGGGCAAAGGCTCGGATAAATCACACCGGTGATTTAACAAGTTATTTGAACGTCGGGGACACCGTTTATCTTTATTCAGAGGCAACGGATTATACCTATGACGGGGTTTTTGAGATACTTATTATCACAGCCGGTGAAATTACAGTTGATACAGATTATGTACAAACCGGGACCGATGGCTATATCAATTATTATAAAAATTATTACGTCGAACTGCAATGCGTACACCCCACTTTACCGACATTTAACTTGTTGCCCTTTAACTTGCAAAGCGACGGAGATGCGGCCGGGAATGTGATTATTGATGTTTCGATTATCAATGAACTCAACAAGCAACGGGGCGAAATTAGCGAGAGCTTCCTTTCCGACAGCGTGACAGAGTTTGAAGTTAAATACAGGCAGGTTTATGAAGGCAGTTCCGAGAGTTTTACGCTTGTTGATGATAAATTACTGATAATGCTTTTCGCTATTGACGAGCCCGAGCAGGATTCAATTTTAAATCAATTCGGGAACCCGAAACTGTATCTTGGATATCCGGGGGCGATTGTAGCCGCCTTGCTTGCCCGATCAACAGGGTCAATGTGTGAAATGGTTTATGATGAGCAAGATATAAATGGTAATATTATTGATTCGGGAACGCTGGGGGAGCAGGACGCAGATGTGAATGGATTTTTATTATGGGAATGGCCCTCAAATGTAAGTGTAAATATTCAAACGAAATTTATTAACTTCGATTTTGAAATAGTCAGTATATACGACTTTGCGGAGCCTGATTTTGCTTCGCCTGATTTTGTAACAAGCTAAATAATATATTATGGCAAGTCGAGAAACAGTAAAAAGTAACATACAGACATTGAATGTCCCTTCGGTCAGCAATGATGATCTTGAAGATATGCTGAATGACAATATTTGTGATAATGTCAGATTTAAGGAACATTCTACGAAACCGGCAGTAAACCCAGGTTCAAGTTCATTTGGTATTAACTTCACTGGCTTTGACAGCGTTGTTTACAATAAAACCGGATCAAGTGTGATAATCAACGGCGTGACCGGGCTTGCTGAAGGGCAGACAGGATTTTTAACTTTGAATAAATCGGCAGGGCAGACAGTTTCTTTTTCCGGAATAACTGACATGACTGTTTTTACGGAATTGGTAACTCCTTTATCAAGTGTTAATTTTATTATTAAAAGAAAAAACAACGTCTATTATGCTTTAGCAATGATTAAGGATGTAGCTTACGCCTCAACATTTGACGGTATAACAGGCACAAACACAACGAGAATCGTAAACTCAGATGTTTTGCAGTACGTTGCGAGACAAAAGAGCGTTGTAAGAAGTTCATCCGGTGGCTATACTGTTGCTAGTAATGTAGGTTTTATATCCATAAACAACGGTGTAAATAATGTTGCCATAACATTACCTAGTGTAAGCACTTTCGCAGGGCATAAGATATATATTGCTTGTGCGGGAGCGTCATCCGGCTCAACCGTGACTGGTACAGGGTTGTCTGGGACGGTAGCTATTTTATCCTCAAATAATCTTTATGTATGTATTTCAAATGGTTCTAAATGGTTTAAGACTAATTTAGGACAAATAGATAATGCCGAAGGTTTAGCATGTCCCTTTGTTTATATTAACGGGATTTATTTTGATGAAATATTGAAAAACATCGTTGATATTGACGGCGAAGAAACTCTTGATGTTTCATCTGATCTAAAAATAGGTGAAAATAAATTGACTATTTCAGAAGAAAAATCTGAAATAACATATATTAAAAAGCTTTATTTTAATGACTCGTTGATTGCTGAAAACTTAATATTACATGAAGGTGATAAGAAAGAAATTGAAATTGTTTACGAAGGCGGCAAAGCTGAACTTAAAGCTATAGGACATTACATATATGTCTAAACGATTTGAACTCATACGGCCAAAAAGCCTCACGGATAGCAACTACGAGGCTTATGAATACCTGATCAGGTGGATAGGACGGGATGGGAGCGATCATCTATATATGTTTTATGATGCGGAGATTGACAACCGGATTGACACAGAGGTTATTAACCGGGAGGATTCTGACAATATTCAAAGCCTTATAAATAGGGTAGGACAGTCAATCACTTTGACAGCAAATGATTTATCATTATCTGACTTGACAATAATTGCCCAAATTCTTGAAAACCCTTACGTGACAAGGCTTTTTAAAGATGGTACGATTGAGCGTTACGCCCCTGACAGCAATCGTTTTAATTATCGGTTGAAAGACGGGCGGTATAATTTGGAATTTGATTTAGTCAAAGTTGATGTCAAATCATGGAAGTAAAAATAAACGGCGAACTGGTTGAGCTTGGTGACAGCATGCCCGCTATCACTAAAAAATCTATTGACATAAATAACCCGACTAGCCGTTTTATCGATTTCACAAACAAGTTCGTGCTTCCTGATACGATTAAAAACCGAGAGATTTTTGAACATCCTTACGCCGTTGGAAGCGATAACCGGAGCCTAGAGAAATTGTTTGACGTATCGATATTTGATGTATTTGAGATTTTCAGAGGGAAAGGATTTTTAGAAAGCACTTCACGCAACCGGATGAGCCTTCAGGTAATTGATAATAGCATTGATTTGTTCAAAGCACTTGATGCGAAAATAAATACAATGTCTTGGGATGACAAGGACACTGCCTTGACCATTACTGAAATTGATGCGCTCGACACAAACGACCTGACAACATGCTGGCATTGGGGCAAGTTATGTTTACATGAAAATGCTGTACGGGCGAACACTGATCAGGTAAGCGGGGGCGGCAATGACAGATGTAAGTATTCCCGACCTTCATTTAATGTTCAATCATTTCTTAAAAGAGCTATCGAAGCGCAAGGATATACTTATACTGAAAGCGATATTAAGTTGGCTTTTTCGGGCTGGCATAACGAGTTCTTTTTTACCTCATATCAGAAAAACTATTCCGCAACCGAATACAACCCGTCAGGCACACTCACTCTTACAGAACTTGATACGAACGATTTTGAACATGCGGATATTACGGCAGCTTCGGGATCAATTGACATGAACGCACTTAAAAGCAAGTTTCGTTTTCGTGGGACAATCGTTTCTACTGCTATCATTGATTTGATAATCCGGGGGACGGATCAAGTCGATTCAAGTAAGGTGACCGAAAGTAAGGTTACTTTAGGTATAGGAACCAACGAGGTTGACTTTACAACATCCGATTTTCAGAGCGATAACGGAATTACGGTTGAGGTGATTTTGTCGGGGACTGGCACGGTGACAATGACGGGCTATCTTTATAACCTACATTCGGACAAGGAAGGCGGCAACCTGTCAACAAACCCGTTTATGAGCTATCGAATAAAGGCTTATGACAATTTGCCGGACATGACTTTTATTGATTTGTTCAAATTGATTTGCATTGTCGGAAATCAATACCAGGTCATAGATAGTTATTCGAAAATTTTCTCCTGGGGCAGATTGTCAAACTTAAGCAAGATGAATGCGGTTGACTGGTCGAAAAAATTTGTTATCGGATCGGAAAACGTCACGTCAAAATATAGCGGCCTGTTCAAAAAAAACCTACTCAGATATAATAATGATGTTACCGTTTCAAGCGAACATGGAAAAAGCTATTTTGAAACTGACAACGAAACATTGGCCGATGAAAGCGATTATTTTGCCTTAAATTTCGGGGCAAGTTACGACGTGACAATCAATTCTAATTTAATTGGTCATGTGAAAATTTATAGCGACACGGCAAGGATAATTGATCAGGAAATTGCAATAAGGCTGTTCTGGATTGATGATGATGTGTTGAGGTTTGACGAATTGAAATGGCATAACTTAAAGGAAAATTATTATAAGAACTGGTTTGCAGCGTTGAATAGGATAAGATTTATAACCTGTGAAATGAACTTAAGCAAATTGGACGTTTTGGGGTGGACGGAAAAGCAGCTTGTGTATGTCGATTATTTCAAAACTATATTTATTGTGCTTGAAATTGGCAACTTTATCCCTGGTAGATTGACTAAAGTAAAATTACTGGCTTATGGCAGATAGTTTAGAAATAGAGATACGGGATATGATTGAGCGAAAGGTCAATAACTTTAAGCATGATTTATTTAATATGCTTACTGTGGAGCGTGGCCTTACATCGTCCAGTAAAGCCGTTGAAAGCTTGACTATAGTAATGAATGAATCTGAAAAATATGTCGGATTAGAAGCTGTCGATTATATATATTACGTTATTCATGGGCGTGGTCCCGGAAAGTTCCCGCCGCCAAATAATCAAGGTAAATGGCCACTACCTTTCCCGGCAGCAAAAAAGATAGCCGAGGAAGGTAATTTGCAAAAATATAAAACATTTGCGGATAAATTCGACGAAATGTATAATGAACTTATTATTGATGTTCAAAAAGAAAGCGAGAAAGTTGCCTCTGACTTTATGATCAGAATAACATCCTTCAAAAATAAACAGATATGGCAGAAACAGTAATCAAAATCGAATATGATACCGACGAAGCCCAGAAAGCAATAGACGATCTTGCTCTGAAAATTGATGGGCTCACAGAATCCAATAAGGTATACAAAAAAGAAATTAAAGATGCCCGATCTGATTTAAGAAAAACTGACGATCAGCTTGTTAAAGAAGGGAAAACCCGGCAGAATTTAATCAATACTATTCAAAAGGGAACAATTGGGCTTTCCCGAAATAAAGATGCTATCTCTGCTGCGCGTAAAGAACGATCCCAAAATATCAGATTAGTAAACGGCGAAAAGACAGCTTTTGAAAAGCTTACTGATGCCGTACAAGAGGGAACTGCTGAGTCAAAAAAACATACGGCTGTTCTTGGAAATATGCAGCAAGGGTTAAGCTCAATTCCCGGTCCAATGGGAGGGATCGTAAACGGATTTATGGGAATGACAAAAGCAGCTTTGGCTTTTATCGCAACTCCAATCGGGGCTATTATAGCAGCTATTGTTTTGGGTTTAAAGGCTTTAATGTCATATCTGAAAGGCAGTGAGGAAGGGCAAAATCGATTAAATAAAATAATGATGGTATTTAAAACCATCGTGGGCAACCTGAGTGATATTGTACAAAAATTTGGAAAGCAATTATTTGAAGCCTTTACAAAACCAAAGGAGGCGCTGAATGATTTGGTCGATTTTATAAAAGGCCAGTTTACTAACCGATTGCAAGCATTGGCTAATATGGGGCAGGCAATTGCCAAGATATTTTCAAAGGATTGGAAAGAGGGATTTGCAGAATTTGGAAAATCATTCATTGACTTTCAAACCGGGGTTTTAAATACTGTAGATAAATTCCGGGACGGCGTGAAAAAGGTGGGGGAAGAAATGGAGCGAGAAAGTGCGATAGCGATGAGATTAGCCGATAGACAGGCGGCCCTTGATAAAAAACAAAGGGCATTTCTTGTTGAACGCGAAAAACTGGAAGCCCAGATTGCCGATGCCCGTGTAAAAGCTGCTGACAAAGAAAATTATACGGCTGAACAAAGAATCAAGTTTCTGGAGGAGGCCCTTGAAAAAGAAATGCAAATATTAGATACAGATTTAGCTATAGCTAAAGAAAAATTTGAGATCAAAAAAGCGCAGAATGCCCTTAGTAATTCAACTAAAGAGGATTTAGATGAACAAGCGAGGCTTGAAGCGGCTCTGTTTAGGATGCAACGGGATAATGCGACAAAGAGAATGGCATTAACTTCCCAGCTCACATCTGCCAGACGGGAGCTGAATAAGGTTGAAGAAAAAAGCTCTGAGGATGTCGAAAAACAAAGGGAGAAAGAAAGAAAGTTACAGGAAGAGATAGATACCCGCCGTGGCGAATCTATAGCAAAACTCGCTGAACTAAAACAAAGAGAACTCGAAATTGAAGCTGAAACTTATCAGAAAAAAAGAGAGTTACAAATATCTGCTGCTGACCAGAAGCTTGAAACTGAACTGGAAAAGCAAGGTATTTTACAGGAAGAAATCGAACTGGCCGAGCAGGAACACAAGATGCGGCTTGCTGAAATTGAGTCAGAATATCAGGAAAATATCAGGATGCAACGAGAGATGGCTTACAATGATTCGTTTGCATCAATGCAGGAAATTATATCTGCAACAGCTAATTTTGCAAATCAACGTGTCAATATATTGCAGGATGCCTTTTCCAAGATTGCAACTATAAATTTAAATGAAGTCAAGTCTGCCAAGGATGCCTTTTTGTCAATAGGGGGCGCAGCGCGGGGGTTAACTAATCTGATTGTCTCCGGGAACCAGGTTCAGCTTGAAGATTTAGAAGCAAAAAAACAGGCAGAATTAGAACTTGCAGGTGATAACGCTGTAGTTCGCGAGAATATAGAGAAAAAGTATGTTGCAAAATTAGCGGCCGTAAAAAGAGCTCAGGCAAAGGAGGAAAAAAGAAAGGCTATTGTTGATGCTATAATCGCAACGGCTCTAGGTGTTACAAAAGCCCTTGGCGCTCCTTTCCCCCTTAATACCGTGTTGCCAATTACTATAGGGGCTGCCGGTGCTGTGCAGGTAGCTACTATAAAGAGACAACAAGAACCGGAATTTAGTTCAGATAAGATTTTTAAAAAAGGAGGCGGCATTGTAGACGGGGCAAGTCATTCAGGGGGTGGAGTTAACGTGTTTGGTGATAATGGACAGTACTTCGGGAATGTCGAAGGCGGGGAGGCTATGTTTGTAATGAAAAAAGATGCCACGGCGGAAATAACAGCAATGAGCCGAATTAATGAGAGCTATGGCGGAAGGTCTTTCAATTCAAACCCCGTCAAACATGCCCAAGAAGGAGGGCAGTTATCGGGCAATGATATTGCTTCAATGGTTGACCGTGAAATAAGCCGGACACCTATTTTTGTAAAAGTCGGGGATATTGAAACGGGATTGACCGAAACGGAAAATGTAAAAAATGCGGGGGTAGTTTGAAAAGAGACAAGTATATAAAAAAACGATCTGAGTTTTGCCAGCTTGCTTTGCGGGATAACAAAGAAGCCGCAAAAGAACTCCACAGCATGGCAAAAGGATTGGAAAATTGCCGGAACACTTCGGATGTGATCTTTGCTTTACAGAATGTTTTTGCAGTTAGCGAGAGGACTATTTTTAATGATTTGAAAAGATAGCTTTACTGCAATCATTACACTACGCCCCTTCATTAATTTGAAGGGGCTTTTTTTTTGCCTAAAATTGTATATGCCAACACCGAAAAGCGGCGAAAAGAAAGATCAGTTCATACAGCGTTGTATGGGTGATCAGGAAGCTAATAACAGCTTCCCTGATGAAAAACAAAGATATGCTTTTTGTGTAGCTCAATTTGACAAAAAAATGAAAACGCTGATTTTAGAGCATGACGTAGTTGACGAATCGACAAGGGCAGAATTAGAAGCCAAAGGCGAAAAATGTATATCCCTTGAACATGTCCGTAATTTTCTTAATTCAGCGAATGGCGAAGATATCAAGCTGGATATATCAACCCTTGGTGGAGACCTGGCAACTGCAATTACAATCCATGACCTTATAGGATCATATCCCGGGAAAGTAACCGGGGAAGTGACTGGTCTTCTTGCAAGCGCCGGAACGGTTATATTGCAAGCTTGTGACGAAAGGATAATGGACAGTAACAAATTATTCCTTGTTCATAATGGTTGGAAATCAGTAACAGGCAATATTTACGACTTTCAAAAAGCTGTGCAAGATATGTCCAAAACGGACGCTATCATGGTCAATATTTATAAGAAACGCACAGGGCTTGATAATGAAAAGATCATCGACCTGATGAAAACAAGTGAATGGTTGACCGCCGGGGAGGCGTTGGAGTATGGGTTTATCGATAAAATTACAGAAAGCACTTTAAAAGTAGCCGCAAGCGCAATTATTACAGGGGCGCAAGGCAAAATAAATAATCAATTATTAATCAAACTAAAAGAAAAAATGGGAATTTTTAGTAAAAAACCAGAGGAAAAAAATTACCCTTTGGCTTTAGCTGATGGCAACATAGCGGTTATAAACGCCGAGAAGCCGGCTAAAGATGTTAAGATTGCCGCCCTTGGGGAGTTCGCTTTCGCAGGCGGCGAGTACGAACTTAAAGATGGCACGAAAATCAACGTTGTTGATAACGGGGATGGGACTTTTACCATTACAGAAGTAATGGACAAACCTGAAATGGAGGTGAATTCCGAGGAAATGATCAACACGGTTGCGACCATGATCACCAACTCCGAGGCCAAAATCGAGGCAATGATCGAAGCAAAACTGAAGCCTTTGGCTGCAATTGCTTCCAAGCATGTGCCTGAAAAACCATCCGGACCATCTAATCCAGGCCAGTCAAGCGCGAACGACATACAAACGAAAGTCGAGGCGAAAGTGAAGGAATTGAAGGAAGCGGCCGCAAAAAAAAGGAAAGGAGTGTAAGCTATGGGACTGACATTATCTAATTCAAATTATGGGGGCGAAGTTGCGGAAAAGATTGCTTTAAACATTGGCCTTGGTAATGAGGTCGCCAAAGAGGCTATCTCAGAAATGGTTACCGATGTGCCGGGCGACTTTAGCCTCCCGAACATGAAAGGGACAGCGCTTCCTTTCGGAGTTTATACATCCGGGTCTCCGTCAACGGAAACGGAAACGATTACGTATGCTGAGCGTAAACTATCGATGAAAAAATCAACTATTTACCTGACTTTTGTGCCTGACCAGTTTCACGGGACTATTTGGCGCAAGTGGGAGGCAGTTGGTGATTTTACAAATTTGGAAATGAACACCCAGTTTGTGAGCGCTCTCCTTGATGTTCTAATGGATAAAGCTGGGTTGCATTATTCATTACTTTCTTTTCAGGGTGACACCGGGCTGGCTGCATCAACTAAGATGCATTATTTCGACGGCTGGGTAACCCGCGCAATTGCTGATGCAAACGTAATCAAACCGGATGCTTTGGGCGATATTACCAGCAACAATTTTGCTGATATTTTGGCAGCTTTCTGGCAGTCAATTCCCAGTCATCTGATCAAAGACCCTGATTTCACGGCGAAGATCGACACAGCAGCGTGGAAACTTATGATGACTTCGAATTTAGAGTTGACTAAAGCTTTTGCCGGGGTACTCGGTGCTAATATGGCAGATGCAAAGTATCTCACTTCGAAGCTGGTCCCGTTTGACGGGATGAAGTCAAATTACATTTTGGGTTCAAAGTCTGACAACCTATATTCTGGTTTTTGGGTTGACTTCGAAAAAGAAAGTATGTTGATCGATAAAGTGGCCAATAACTCAAAATCTTGGTTCTTGAGGCTTGACACAAAGTTTGATGCAAACTATGCTTTGCCCGAAGAAATTGTACTTTACGAACCGGCTTAAAAAGAAAGGAAAGGAAAAGAAAATGAAAAAGTTAATTTCGATATTGTTTTTTGCTATTGTTGCGCTTTCAATTAGCGCACAACAGTTCAGCTATACTTATGCGAACGATACAGTTAAGGCTGACACAAACTACTATCCTTCGAGTAATTCAGACCCTAATACCCTAAGTCCATCCTACGGGCTTAAAAGCACTATTTCAACGGGCGCTGTTTCGTTTACATTTACCCATACAGATGTAGCGGATTCGCTTAATTTTTCCGGTATAGAAGGGAGTAATAATGCCACGAATTGGTATACTGTTTCCAGCGTTGCATCTACTACTGCAGACGGTGAATCGGTTGTAAGTACAAGTACACCCCTTTTATACTTATATTACCGGGTCAGGCTCTCTTGTGCCGCAACCGATACCGTGGCAATTACCTCGCCAAAACTAATATATAAGGAGAAATAATTATGGCTTGCAAAATTGACAGAGGAAGTGCATTTGATTGCACATCATTGACGCAAGGGGGGATTAAGGATTTTTTTTATTTGATCAATAAAGAAGATTTTGACAATAACCAGGTACTCACAGTTGATGGAACCAGTAATGAAATTATTGCGATTACATTGGCTTCCGGCACACAGGGGTATAAGTTTCAATCTTCAAAAGGATCGATACAGATAATTCCGACTTCACCTTACAGGGGAGTTACGGCCTTAGACGGTTTTGATCATCAGATTGATGCAAGGATTTTGGACGTATCTCAATTATCGATTGAGAATGTTGAAAAACTTCGCTTTCAAAAAGTGGTTGCTATCGTGCCGTTGCTCTCAGGGAAATTCCTGCTTTATGGCCGCAATGTCGGCCTTCGCATGAGTGATTTTCAATACAACCCTGGGGATGCCGATACAGGTGGAACTTTACAGGTAGTTTTGAAAACTCCTGACAATGACCCCCCTGAAATTCACGCCCCGATATTAATTTCAAGTGATTACGATATCACAGAGCTTGATTCAGCAGCAGCGTAATGGGTTACGAAACTAAACATAAAATATACGCAAAAGGTAAGCTGGTTGATGATTTGACCAGCTTGCCTGAGCATATTATCAATAAATTATTGAAACGAAAAATCATTAAAAATGTCAGAACAGAAACAAACGCCAAACAAACCGAAAAAAGAACAAGTAAGCGCAGAGATGTACGAAAATTACATCAAACTTAAGTTTATCAAACTTACCGGTGATCAACTCAGGGAAGACTATGAAAAAGAACTTGAAGCTCTTGAATCAAAGATAAAAGCTTGTTCCGGGAACAAACCCAAAAAAACTACAACCAGGCAGCTTGGGGTAAAACTTGTCCGCCTTGTTGAAGGCATCCCCGTTCCTGATCTGCTTTACAATTATGTGAAAGCTAATTGTAAGAATATTTCGAAATATTTCTAGCCTATGATGCTCAATAATGTTGATCCGGCAGTCAGGCGCGAAGAGGCATTGAATGACGGTGACGACATAAAAGTTGCCGTCAATTCTATTCAACGGACTTTGTTTGTTGAACGGTTGACCGTAAACGTTGCCTATCCGCAAGATCGGATCATCCCTTATGACAATGACAATCTTTATCCGAATAAAGTCAAGTCGATAGCACAAAGGTCAGGATCAACAATGTCTGCTATCCAGACACTTTCGTCGTTTGTGAGCGGTGACGGCTTTCCGTATATGGAAACGATCATTAACCGCGAGAATCAAAATTTGTGGGATATTTGCAGGCATATATCTCTTTCAAAGGCAATGTTCAATGGTTTTGCCCTTCATTTCAATTATAATTTGATGGGTCAAATTGTCGAGATTTGGCCGATTAATTTTGAAGCAATCCGATGGGACCGGGATATTAAAAAATTGGTTTATAACCCGGACTGGTCCAGAAAGTATATATTCAAAAACAAAGAGGTAATTTATACTCCTTTTAACCACGAAAAAACATTTGAAGAAATCCAGCAGGCGGGTGATATTAACAAATACAAAGGACAGTTATATTATTGGATTCCTAACAAGAAAGACCATTACACGACCTGTACCTGGGACAGTGTTTTGGATGATGCTCAATTTGAGGCAGAGGTAAAACTATACTCTTTAAGTTCAATTCAAAATAACTACTCACTCGATGGAATTATCACTTATCCGAAAAACATTGAAAACACGGAAGGCAAAGAGGAAGTAAAAAAAGAATTAAGGAATGATAAAGGCTCCGCCAACGCCGGGGGCGTAAGGGTAATCCCTGCCCCCGTTGTTGAAAATATGAACAACTGGAAATGGTTCACGCCTATAAGCAGGGCGAACATTGACAACCTTCACACTAACCAGATCGAGCGGGCAAAATTTAACATATACGCAGCTTTCAGGCAGCCGCCTATCCTTAACGGGATTTCGTCGGATGGTATGTTTAATGAAGCTTCTTTTGCCGATGCTTTCAACTATTATAATTCAGCTACTGAAACAGAAAGAAAAGAGGTTGAAAGCGAACTGAACAAGATCATTTCAAAAAGTGTCTGGGCGAATTTAGGGAAGGTTGAGATTATCCCAAAAAAATATGTGACGAGGGAAGTTAACACTCCTGCGGGACAAGCGATACAAGCGAGCGAAAGCCAGCAGGAGTTAAATAGCACTTTAACAAACCTTACCGGCCGTCAATTGCAAGGGGTGTTCAGGATTACAAGGAAATTTAAAAAAGGAGAACTTACACACGATCAGGCGGCTTTGATGTTAAGAGATGGATTTGGTTTCGCTGATGATCAAATAGAGGTTTGGCTTATTAATGATGAGGGGGATTTATAATGGCTGATCAAAATTTAATAACAATAACAGACGTTCAGGGCTATCGAAGGATTGACCCGAAAACACCGACCGAGAAGTTTAACGCTTTTCTCCGTGAGGTACAGAGGCGTAATTTAAAGGATTTTTTAGGTGATGCTTTATACCTTGATCTGATGACAAATTATTCGGAGCAAAAATATGTTGACCTGATAAGCGGTAAGACTTACACTTACAACAACGAAACTATTGAGTTTTATGGACTTAAATCAATATTGGTTTATTGGTGGCTTGCCATTGCCGCCCGTGAAGGCAGTATGTTCCTTTCAAATTACGGGGCGGTCCAGTTCGTCAACAACCCTCAACAGAATTTTGAAAGCAGCAAGGAAAAAGAAAGGATCGCTTTAGGTTACTTGGAAACAGCAGGTGGCTATAAAAACGATGCTGTCAATTTTTTGGACACAAATTTCGCTGATTACCCGCTTTGGAAAACGAAAGCGGAGACGAAAACTAATAATTTAACAACATTCAAAATATGAAACTAACAGCAATTTTAACAGGTATCGGGCTGATTTTCGGAAAAGCCTGGAAAATAATCAAGGCAGCAACAAAGTTAAAAGCCTTGAAAAAAGAGATAATTGAAGCCTATGAAGAAAGCGAAAAGGCTTATTTTTGCGCTTCTGTTACTTTGAAAAAAATTCGAGGTTATTTTAAAGAAGATTCGGAAGGAGGAAAAAAACTAACCTCTAAAGAAGTGGCAGAGGCAACTAGACTCTTAGGAGAACTTGGAGCGCAACTTAAAAAAGCTACAAAAGAAGTGCTTGAGGCAAAGGATGAGATTAAAAAAGTTATTGATTCTATTAAAAAACAAGGTTAGTTAGTAGTTTTTTTTCATTGTTTCTGTTAAGGCCCCGATTTTTTTTCGGGGTTTTTCTTGCATAGTAAATAACATAATGTTATATTTGTTGTTGTAAAATCGTTAAATTATTATGGCAAAAAGGTTAAGTATGAATTTTATTAAATAACGCTTAACGGGTAAAAATATGGGTATGTGCTGCCCTCAAATAAGCACAACAGTTAATTAGAATTACAAACCTTTAAAATTACGAGCGATGGCAATGGAAGAAA